TCAAGTTATTGACGGTGACAAGGATGACCTACGGTTTCTCGACCCTACAGGTCATGTGGTGGCATTATATGCCAAGGGCAAGGCCAAAAAAGACTCGTCGGGATTTGTAATTGAACCAATGTATTTTAGTAAGACAATTGATAGTATCTCTGAACGTAGGTTCTTACGATCTATATAGATAATACACTTAACATAAAGGAATTTTAAGATGGCTAAAAGAATTAGCAGAGCAGGTACACTAACGGTTATACATACCTATACGGTTCCCCTTGATGCCAATGAGATGACACGTTATGAGGACGGCATGTTGGACGTGACAGATTACTATGACGACAACGACCTAGAAAACGTAGAGGTTTACTCTATAGAATATGAGGATTAAAATGATACTAGGACTATTAAAAGCAATAGCTGTATTCTATGCAGTGTTTACAATTTTTATAATCGGACTATACTTAACCACAACATAAGGAATAATACCATGACATTAGTAGCAGTGAGGTTTACTCTGGTTGCATTCTATGCAGTGTTTACAATTTTTATAATCGGACTATACTTAACCACAACATAAGGAATAATACCATGACATTAGTAGCAGTATACCCATCAAAAAAAGAGCTTAAAACTAAAATAGGTGAACCATTAAAGTACATTGAAACGAGTATGTTTGGTCAAGAATATAGGCCAAACGGTTCACTTGTAGTTGCAAACAGGCCACACATTACAGGATTAGGACGTGAGTTCTTTGCATTAGTAGCAATGAAAGACGGCTTGATTGCCAAGGTTGAATAATTATTATTATTGTGGTGTGTGTAGGACTTTACATCTTACACTATCCATGATACAATCATAAAGATTTTTTTGACAAGGAAAGATATATACAATGCTTGACAAACATAAACGTTACTTTTCCGAGTACAATTGTTCGTTATCATTTACATGCATGGATGAACTAGTGCTTGTGAAAATGCTTAAAGATAAACTATTTGAAGAGTTAAACTTAAATGAATTAAACTATAAAGAATATCCCATTGACCCATTCGATGAGTGGTACGAAATTGAAGAGCTTCGTACAGGAAGGGTCTTTGATATTAATGTATGTGAATTATATCGGTCTGGATTGCCAGAGGCCAGTGAAATAAAATGTCTTAAAGTGGGTTTAGTTGCTCATATGTATGAATGCTTTGAAGACGAACAAGGAGACTGGATTACAGACTTCAACAGAGAGCTTAGTTTTAAGGTGGAAATACAAGGAGAATTGTAATGACTACAAATGTATATAAAATTGTTACCTTATCGGATCAATATTACGACTACACCATAAGAATGTTTAGCCATTACTACTACGAAAAAACTAAAGGGGAATTGTAATGACTACAAATATATATAAAATTGTTAACATGTCGGATCAATATAATGAGCCAGCCTATGCAATCGTGCATGAACATTTCGGTACGGTATCCGTATGGGATAGCCTAGAATTTGCCGAAAGCTTATACGAGGATTTGGAATTAGGCATCGCAGATGTCACAGCTTTTAGTGAGAGCACTATAGGTAAGTTTTTTCGAACTACATAAAGGAATATAAAATGGACTACGAAGAAAAGAAAGTTATGGTAAGTGCATCTGTGCTACGAGAGCTTGCTCAAGATGTTATATTTATAGATCAAACAAAGTTTCCCATCATGTTTGAGGATGCTTGGAAGGCAAGGAAGGAAGCAATACGAGTATTGCAATTGGCAGAATTGGAGTTTGGTCAGCATCTGTTTGGTCAGGGGGATGACAATGCCTAATCGGTGTAGAAATAATATAAGTATTAGAACGACAGATACAGAGTTATTAGAAGAAATCTACAATCATCTTGTTAATGGCTACCTATTAAACTACCTTGCACCTAGGCCGAAAGACCCACTAGAGGGCAGGTATCGGTGGAGTGTAGATAATTGGGGTACAAAGTGGGATGTCTCACCAGAAACGGTAGAAATTAAGCACTACCAAAAGTCATTAGGTAGCCTTGAATTCGACTGTGATACTGCTTGGTCACCACCTATCAAGGCACTACAAACTGGTGCAAAGAACAAAGACTTTGCTTTCACTATGGAGTTCGAAGAACCTGACATGGGCATTTTCGGTGTGGCTACTAATAAGATGAAGGAAGTACACACCGTACCCTGCTTGTATGAGCTAGCAGAAAGACACCCCACCTATGAGTTAGCCGTAGAAGAACTTACAGAACTAGTAGCTGGACACATAGTGTATACTTTTTGTCTTCTTGAACGGCTTGAAAACGAATTTGAAAACAAAGGAACACGACATGAAATCTAATAAATTTTTACCCTCAACAGAAGCTATTCAATGGGCAAGTGGACACTTTCTTATTCGTGAGTTTCCTGATAACTTTGATGAGCTATCAGAGGAAGAGGTAAACAGGTTCATAGATGATTACATATGTGAAGACTACGAACTACACGAACCTGAGACTGTATGGCTTATGATAGAACACCTAGCCTACGACACAGTAAATAACTTAGACAGAATTACAAAGGAGAAATAGACATGAAAGCATTGCTTATAGACCCGTTCATGGAAACGGTACAGGAAATTGATTACTCTGGTGACTGGAAAGACATCCGAACATTACTAAAGTGTGACATATTTGCAACAGTATACTTCGACGACATGTCTACAGATAGTGTGTTTGTAGATGACGAGGGGCTGTTTGTAGATGACCAACGGTTCTTTAAGTTGGGTAACTATACCCAACCATTAGCAGGGTATGGCCTAGTTTTAGGTTGTAATGAAGAAGGAGATAGTGTAGACTGTATGTCTACCTTAGAGGACGTAGCTAAACAAGTTGAGTGGTGTCCGATAGGTACACATGTTGCTCGTAAGTTTGAAGTAATCTTTCACGAAGAACCTGACGATGTCTTGACAGTCAATATGATTGAGGAGACATGATGCACATGGAAAGCATACCAGTAACAATTTCCCTAGTAGAGTTATTAATTCTACTAGGGGTGTGGCTCAACACAGTAATCAATGTCTATAAATTTATAAAGGAATAGAACATGAGGTTCGAATTAGTATTCGTAATCGAAACAGATAAAGAAGATCCACAGGAAATAGTGAACATGCCTTGGTATCCATTCATAGGTGAGGATGCAATGCCAGAGGAGTGGCTAGAGTACATACTTGTACGGCCTCTGATTGGAGAAGAGGCACAGCTAGACTTCCTATACGAAGACGGCATCAATGTAATCTATGAAGATCGTGAGGAAGAACTGGCAGCACTAAAGCTGCAGGAAAGCAGATCAAATAAACCAGACTGGCTGAAGCTAGTAGTAAACAACAGGGATAAAAAAGCAGATGAGTAAGAACCATAGCCCACAAATGATTAAGAAATGGCATGAAGATAACGTAGTAAGTGATTGGAATTACACAGAGAAACGAAAGGGTTACTTTGCTGTGACAGGTAAGACAAAGAACAAGCAGTGGGAACGTAACAAGATTGGTAAAGAGTATGAGCACGAACGTATCTGGAACGATTAGAAGTGAGTAGCAATTATGATTACAGAAACATTAGTTTGTATGGCACTGAACATCTACCACGAGGCCAGATCGGAGAGCAGGATAGCACAGCTAGCCGTAGGTCAGGTGGTAATGAACAGGGTATACTCAAACAAGTACCCGAATGATGTGTGTGATGTAATATATCAGGCACAGCTTGACACACGAGGCAACCCACGAAAGTATAGCTGTGCATTCAGTTGGTATTGTGACTACAAATCAGACACACCAAGAGACTTGAAAGCCTATGAGGAAGCTATGAACAATGCCACAATCGTAATGAATGGGTGGACAGGTTCGTATCTTGAGGGAGCTACACACTACCATGCTACCTATGTGCTGCCGAGATGGGCAGAGCACATGACCAAGGTAACACAGATAGATGAGCACATATTTTACAGGGATGACAGCCATGTTAAATGATATGTATGTACCCATTACTGTGTGCATTGAAAGTCCTACACCACCACCCACGATGGACGAGCTGAAAGCATTTATAAGAAACGACCCAATCATAATTGAGTTGAACCATGACCAACAGCTAGTCATAAGTAAGAAGCAGGTGAAGATAGGTTACAACGAGAACACAGAAATATCCAAGGTCATCTCAGACCTAGCCGACACAGTTGCATTGCAGAAGATGGACAGGCATTGGTTAAACAAGTACTACGGCAATGCCATTGTGTTGTGTGGTACAGCAAGGATAGAAGAAGATGAAAGTAATTAAGTATAGCACGTGGTCAGGAGAGCTAGGTTCGATGGAATTACCTGTCACACTTGAGTCAATCACACGATGGCAGGACGGTGAAGATGTCACGACTGCATTAAAAGACTTGACATACACACAGAAAGAGTTTATCTTTTCTGGTGCTACCGAAGAGGAGCAGTCAGAGATTGCTCACATGGAGTTCATAGTTAGTGAACACGTATTACATTAGGAGTTACATATGAGATACACCAGCCACGACCTAATACCAAGACACATACGTGAGTATGTAGAGCTTGCTGCCAAGGATAGACTAGAGAACCTAGACATCGAAGACATCAACAATTTTATAGAGGATCAATACATTGACAGATACAATGAACTTATGGGATAAAGATAGAAAGAATATCTTTAGAGAACTGTACCGTACCTACCTAGACGAGGAGTACAATCAGAAAGAAGCCAAACGTATGGCTAAGGAAGAGGCCGAAGAGATGGTGAGTGACCAGCTAAGCTTTTCCTTTATTTTACTAGATCAGGAGTATCGAGATGAAGACTAGAAAAGAACTTAGACGACGGCTCAGAAAGAAAGCTATCAAGCTACAGAACAGCAGCCCACGTAAGCTAACAATGGACGAAGCAATGAGGAGTGTACGAGATGTACAAGATAATGTATCAGAATAGCATTCAAGGGTTTGCTAAACATGTTGAAGACCTGCCGACTAGATCGTCAGTGGATGAGTTCCTAGAACTACGTGAGGGGCTAGCCAAAGCTATGGGTTTGTACCCGAAGCTAGCTCTAGGTAGGCTTGAGATATACGACAAAGATAAATTACAGGGTACTTACTTTTATCACCACGTAGATAATTGGGGTACAAAAAGATAACGAGGAATAGATGTCAGAAACAAAACCAAGAGTAGTAAGCAGAGGGGCTTGCCCCAAGTGTGCATCATCAGATGCAAATGTAGTGTATGAGGACGGTGGTGAATACTGTTTCTCATGTGAGAGTTACAACGGTGTAACAGGAAAGAACGAAGAGAGAAGGGTACATACCATGTCATCAACAACAGCAAGCCAACATCAAGCTATGCTCAGTCGGGGTGGTACATATGCCATCGAAGACAGGTCAATCAGCCTTGAGACTGCACGTCACTATGGTGTGACACAGGAAGGAGGAAAGCACTTCTATCCTTACCACGACATCAACGGTAGCCACACTGCCAACAAGGTCAGGCACGTAGCCAACAAGAGCTTTAATGCCGAAGGTACTATGCAGAAGTGTACACTCTTTGGTCAGCATCTGTTTGGTCAGGGTGGTAAGTACATCACCGTATGTGAGGGTGAGCTTGATGCCCTATCTGCATTCGAAATGATGGGTAGCAAGTGGCCTGTAGTATCTGTACGTAACGGTGCACAGTCAGCAGTGAAGGACTGTAAGGAACAGTTTGAATACCTAAACAAGTTCGAGAACATTGTGCTATGCTTCGACAACGACGAGGCAGGTAAGGCAGCAGCTCAACGTGTTGCCCAAGTGTTCGAGCCTAACAAGTGTAAGATTATGTCACTCACATACAAGGATGCCAACGAGTATCTGAAGAACAACAAACGTGAAGCATTCACCAAAGCATTCTGGGAGTCACGACCCTACACACCAGCAGGTATTGTAAACCTTGCCAACTTCAGTGGCCTGTATGATACAGACAATCGTCAGACTGTACCGTATCCATACGAAGGATTGAACGACATGCTGTATGGCATGAGGACAGGTGAGCTTATTACATTCACAGCAGGTACAGGTGCAGGTAAGTCCAGCATCATACGTGAGCTTGAACACCACCTACTCAAGAACACAGACCACAACATCGGCATTGTATCTCTTGAAGAAAACTGTCCTCAAACTATCTTCCACCTGATGTCGGTCGAGGCCAACAAGAGAGTGTACATCGACGAGGTACGTGCAACTATCCCACAGGAAGAGCTTGACCAGTACGAGAAGTTAACCGTAGGCACAGGTCGTCTGTTTGCCTTCGACCACTTTGGTTCCATTGGTACAGATGAAATCATGTCCCGTGTTCGATACATGGTGAAGGCACTTGATTGTAAGTTCATTATCATTGACCACCTGTCCATCTTGGTGTCAGGCTTAGAGGGTGAGGACGAACGTCGTAACATCGACAAGATTATGACAATGCTACGTAGCCTAGTCGAGGAGACACAGTGTTGTATGCTGCTTGTGTCTCACCTACGTAGAGCAGGTGGTGACAAGGGACAGGAGCAGGGAGCACAGATTAGTCTGTCACAGCTACGTGGTTCACACAGCATTGCACAGCTCAGTGATGCAGTGATTGCACTTGAACGTGACCAACAGGCTAAAGATCCCATCGAAGCTAACACAACGTCAGTTCGTGTACTAAAGAATAGGTATGCAGGTGAGACAGGTATAGGTGCTTTCCTGTTGTACGACACGAACACAGGTCGAATGAAAGAGATCAACGACCCAACACAGAGAGACGACTTTGATGTAGTAGATAAAGGAGATTACTTATGATTAAACTAAATAAAAAAAAGCTATGGAAAGGACAGTATATTTCTGTTCGTGATTACGAAGTTGATAAGGCAATACGTGCAGGTGGTTTGCTTCTTACGTATGATGGAAACAAAATGACCATCATGCCTGACAAGCTTAAACAACTTGACCCTAACGAAGACATTCAGAAATCAAAGTTTGGTAAGGATTACCAATTGGTTGATATTAAATGGAGTCCCGATAATGAATCAGAGTAAAACAACAAAGAAACCATTCGACAGAGCTTTGTACAACGCATCTGACCAGCCAGCAAGGAACGTGATTGTTTCCTACCTAACGAATAACGGTCACGAAATACTTGATACAAAAGAGGATTATAATGTTGACATCAAGAGCATTAAAGGAGATAATAAGTACTTCTCTGAGGTTGAAATCAAGTGGGGATGGAAGGGTGACTGGAATCCTAGCTGGACAGAGATACGAATACCATATCGTAAACAGAGACTGATAGACAAGAAGGAGAAGGCAGACGAAAGCAATTCATTCCTTAACTTCTATGTCATACGTAGTGACCTAGAGTATGCTTGGAGAATCAAAGACACTCTTATGATTGAGTCCGAGGTACGTGAGGCAAGTGGACGATACATCACAAAGGGTGAGCAGTTCTTTCACATTCCATACGAGAAAGCAGAGTTGATACAATTATGAAGCTAGTAGTAGACATTGAAACAGACAGCCTAGAAGCTACAAAGATATACTGTATCGTAGCTAAGGATATAGAAACAGATCGTATCTATACGTACAAGGAGGGGAGCCTACATCATGCTAAGTCATTGATTGAACAAGCAGATATACTTGTTATGCACAACGGTGTATCCTTCGATGCACCTGTGTTGAAACGTCTACTAGATTGTAACATACCTCTAGCTAAGATACGTGACACACTTATCTTATCACAGATGGCTGACCCCAATCGTGAAGGTGGTCACTCACTGGATGCTTGGGGTAAGTCACTAGGCTTTGCCAAGCTAGACTTCAAAGACTTCAGTGGGTATACTACAGAGATGCTAAAGTATTGTATTCGTGACGTAGAGCTTACAGCTAAGGTATACAGTTCACTAGTACCAGTGATGACTAAGTTCTCACCACGTAGCATCAAGCTTGAGCATCAGATACGTGCCATCATTGACCAACAGGAAAAGAATGGTTTCACTCTTGATGTTCAAGCTTGTATGCAACTTGTAGCTAGACTATCTGAAGAGTCACATGAAATCAGGCAGCAGCTACGTGTTACGTTCCCACCCATAACTGAGATACGTTACTCAGATAAGACAGGCAAACGACTGAAGGACAAGGTGACTGAGTTCAACCCTGCTTCCAGACAACAGATTGCACAACGTCTTATGGACAGGGGATGGAAGCCTAGCAAACGTACAGACAAAGGTCACGTAATTGTAGGTGAAGAGATACTTGAAACGATTGACATGCCAGAGGCTAAGATCATTTCACGTTACCTCTTACTAGAGAAACGTATATCACAAATTAAATCGTGGATAGACGCAGTAAAAGACGACGGTCGTGTACATGGTAGGGTGTTGACATTGAGAGCCGTGACAGGCCGTATGTCTCACACCTCACCTAACATGGCACAAGTACCTGCTGTGTATTCACCATATGGAAAGGAATGCAGAAGTGTATGGACTGTTGGTGATAATGGGTATACTTTATTGGGTAGTGATGCTTCAGGTTTAGAGCTACGTATGTTGGCTCACTACATGAATGACCCTGACTACACCAAAGAAGTTGTAGAGGGTGACGTACACACAGCCAATCAACTGGCTGCTGGTCTACCCACCAGAGACAATGCAAAGACTTTTATCTATGCCTTCTTGTACGGTGCAGGAGCTAGCAAGATAGGTAAGATAGTAAACGGTACAGCCAGAGATGGACAGGTACTGATTGATAACTTCCTAGACAGAACACCAGCCCTAAAGAAACTAAGGGCTATGGTAGACAAACTATCTAGCAGAGGTTATCTTGTAGGTTTGGATGGACGTATACTACACGTTCGTTCACAACATGCTGCACTCAACCTACTACTGCAGGGTGCAGGAGCAATTGTGTGTAAGGAATGGTTGAAACATATAACCATCGAGGCACACAAACGTAAGCTAGACTACAAGCTAGTGGCTAGCATACACGACGAATACCAGTTCGAAGTCAATCAGCAACATGCAGAGGAGCTTGGACAGGTTACTAAGTGGGCAATGAAAGAAACTGAGAAGTCTCTTTTAGTTAAGTGTCCACTAGATAGTGAGTACAAGACAGGTAAATCTTGGGACTTAACTCACTAGTTAAAAAAAGATGTTGACATTCGATTGTGGATGTGGCATTATATAATGGCTGACTACATGAGTTAGTTAGCTCAATCAACATAGCAACCTACCCGTTACTATGTAACATAAACCAAAACGAAAACCATATTTAGGAGATATAAAACATGACAGTTATTTCAGGAACAGCATACTGGGCACACGTACAACAACCTAACACAACATACGAACCTGTTTACTCTATCGACATCATGGTCGATGAGAACAATCGTGCAGCCATCGAAGCTGATGGTATCCCAATCAAGAACAAAGGTGATGACCGTGGTGACTTCGTGCAGATCAGACAGAAGGTAGCACGACGTGACGGCTCAGAGAACCCTGCACCAGTTGTTGTAGATGCCAACAAAGAACAAACCAAAGTTCTGATTGGTAACGGTAGTAAAGTAAACGTACTATACACTCCCTACGAATGGAGCATGAACGGCAAGTCAGGTGTCTCACCTTTGCTGAAGAAAGTTCAAGTCGTTGATCTAGTTTCTTACGGTGAAGACTTTGACGTGGTGCAAGGTGGTTACGCAGAGACAGAGGACACAATGAATGACGAAGTGCCTTTCTAATATAGACTAACAACACGGGGGGAACATAAGAAGTCGGTTCCCGAAGGCAGATAAGGAGGGCTGGGTACTCTGCCACATTTATAGGAGAATACTAATGAGTATGATTGAAGACACATTCTTTGCTGCCAACTTTGTATTCCTTTACTTTGCTATAGTAGGTTTCATTCTAGGATGGATGATGCCAAGGGGCAGGTACTTGAAATACTTACAGTTAAAGTTCTTCAAGATTCTGCACAACTTCTTTGCAGACGAAGAGGAATACATACAACACAAGGTGGAACGAATTAAACAAGTAACTAAACCATATAGGAAAAAGTAATGACTGACACCGACATCGTATTAATTTTAATAAGCATAACTACTTTTCTTTGTGTAACTTACACATACATTTTATTGAGAGAAGTAAATCAATTCAAACAAACAGTTTCACAATGGATACAAGATGACACTGACAGAACACGGTAAGAAACTAGATCAGTGCCTCTGGGTGCTGAAGTACTTTGGTACTGTAGAACAAAGAGAGTACTACAAGAACAACAAATCTTACCTTCAGTGGGTAAGTCAATGTGAACAAGTTATAGAATCAAACAGATTGGGATATTAAAATGAAAACTATCGACACTCTAGTAACAGACATATATGAGACACTTGAGCAGGGTGTCGATACGAGCCGAGCAGACGTGCAGGATCTTCTTGAAGAATTCGGGAAGGATGCACAGGCTGCCGTAGCCATGATGCTTAGTGAGGGAAAACGTGAAGGTAAACAAAACCTACGGCTCTCTCAAATCGGTAAGCCAGACCGTCAAATCTGGTATGGGCTTCATGGTGCAAAGGAAGAGCCTCTAACTGGACAGACCCGAATCAAGTTCCTCATGGGTCACCTATTGGAGGCTCTTCTAATTGCTCTGACTAAGGCAGCAGGGCACACAGTAGAAGATGCACAGGGAGAGGTAGTAGTTGAGGGTGTGTTAGGCCATCAGGATTGTATCATTGATGGTGTACTGACCGACATCAAGACTGCTTCTTCATATGCCTTCAAGAAATTTAAAGAAGGTACGTTGTCTGACAATGATCCATTCGGTTACATAGCACAGATCAGTGCCTATGCTACGAAGAATGATCGTAAGGAAGCAGCCTTCTTTGCTATCGACAAGAACAACTCAGAGCTTACAGTGTTGAAGGTACATGAGATGGAGATGATTGATGCTCCTGCCCGTGTACGTGAACTAAAGAAAGTAAAAGAGATGGACTTCCCACCTGCCCGTTGCTACAAGGATGAGCCAGATGGTGCATCAGGTAACCGTAAGCTTGCAATAGGCTGTGTGTTTTGTAGCTACAAGAAAGACTGTTGGGCAGATGCTAACAATGGTAAGGGGCTACGTGGATTCCAGTACAGCAATGGAGTACGTTACTTAACAAACGTAGGTAAGGTTCCAAACGTAGACGAAATAGAATTATAATGGGTTTCAAAAGAAAAAAATATAATCACAGTTACAAATCTAATTCTGAAAAGAGTGCAGCCGACCAGCTATCAAGTAAGAAAATAAAGTTTGAGTATGAAACATTAAAGCTACCTTACGTCTGGAGTGAAGACAAGAACTACATCCCAGACTTTATCCTACCCAATGGTGTGATACTAGAAGTAAAGGGACGGTTTATGATTGAGGATAGAAAGAAACATCTATTCATTAAGTCAACCTACCCTGAGCTAGACATCAGGTTCGTGTTTGATAATCCATACAGGAAGTTATACAAGGGTGGTAAGATGACCTATGCAGATTGGTGTGACAAACACAAATACATTTACTGTAAATTAGGTGACGGCATCCCACAGGATTGGCTTGACAAACAGGATGCAAAGTAGTAATATCAATATCATACTGGATGAGTTTCGTCCAGACGAGTCGTCACCTGAACGTACACTATTCCTATGTGTATTACTTCAGGCACTACTAGATGCAACCAAACAAGGTTATAAGGGTGAGCCGACTGAATCAAAGATAGACAGGGACAGAGCTACGGCTTGGTTCTTTGCTTCATACGGCACAACTGCAAAGGATTTCGAAGAGGTATGTAGTCATGCAGGGGTTGACCCAGACTACATGAGAGACTATGCTTTTAAAGTATTAAAATCAGGAGAGATAGAATATGTTAGAAAAAGAATCAATGCAATCCTCGGACACTGACGGATACCAGTATGAGTTGTTCGGGGACATGATGGATGTAGACGTGGTGAACAACCCATCACACTACAATGCTAAGGGTGTCGAGGCTATTGTAGCTATCGAAGCCAGTATGTCAGACGAAGAGTTCAGAGGTTATCTAAAGGGTAACTGTATGAAGTATATGTGGAGATACAACTACAAGGGCAAGCCTGTGGAAGACTTGAAAAAAGCACAGTGGTATCTCAATAAGCTTATTGCATCTGTAGAATAAGTATAGTATAATTCAAACTCTTGGACATTTGAAATGAACGTAACATACATAGATCATATGGGCAGTGACTTAACAGTCGTTAACTCTGCCAGAGTTTCCTTCAACAAGGAATCACAACTAGAACAAAAGGTGGGACACAGTGACTTATCTGATAAAGATGTTAAACTTATCAAGTACTTGGCAGATCATGGTCATTGGTCTCCATTCTCCCACTGCTCTATTCAATTCAGAATCGAAGCACCCCTTTTCGTAGCAAGGCAATTAGTCAAACATCAGGTAGGATTAGCTTGGAATGAAGTTAGTCGTAGATATGTAGACTCTTTACCGTCATTCTACACTCCTAAGATGTGGAGAAAGAGAGCAGACAATGTAAAGCAGGGTAGCTCTGAGGAGCAGGTGGAGTACGATATAAGCCAGTACACGTTGGCTTGTATCAATGAGTACCAACATATGTTAGATGCAGGGATTGCCCCTGAGCTAGCTCGTATGGTGCTCCCACAGAATATGTACACAGAATGGTATTGGTCTGGTTCATTGTATGCCTTTGCTAGGGTATGCAAGCAGAGACTAGACAGTACATCACAAAAAGAAACACAGTATATTGCAGACTTAATTAGTCAAGAATGTGCAAGACACTTTAAGCATAGCTGGAAACAATTAACTGGAGAGGAGTATAGGGTTAGAAATGACAAACAATACATTGAATAATACATTGCCGACAGACTACCAAACATTCATTGCAACGTCACGTTATGCACGTTGGATTGAGGAAGAGAACCGTCGTGAGACTTGGACTGAAACAGTTGCACGTTTCATTGACAACATTGTACGTCCTGCCTATGACGACCCTAAAACAATCAATGAGATTGAAGAAGCCATCCTAAACTTAGAGGTCATGCCTTCAATGAGAGCCTTGATGACGGCTGGTCCTGCTGCAGATCGTGACAACACCTGTGTATATAACTGTAGCTACCTACCTGTAGACCACCCACGTGCCTTCGACGAGGCTATGTTTATTCTACTATGTGGTACAGGTGTAGGCTTCAGTGTTGAACGTCAAGCTATCCAGAAGCTACCATATGTTCCAGTTGAGTTGTCTGAGACAGATGACATGATTGTTATACAGGACAGCAAAGAAGGTTGGGCTAAGGGGTTACGTAAACTAATCAACCTGTTGTATCTAGGTGACATGCCTAAGTGGGACTTGTCAAAGATACGTCCTGCAGGTACACGACTAAAGACTTTCGGTGGTCGTGCCTCTGGACCTGAGCCATTGAATGATTTGTTTAACTTTGTTACAGCTAAGTTCAAGGGTGCAGCAGGTCGTAAGCTTAACAGTGTTGAGTGTCACGACATCATGTGTAAGATTGGTGAGGTTGTGGTAGTAGGTGGTGTACGTCGTAGTGCCATGATTAGTTTATCTAACCTATCTGATGACCGTATGAGACATGCTAAGTCTGGTCAGTGGTGGGAGAATGAAGGCCAACGTGCACTAGCTAACAACTCTGTTGCCTACACAGAGAAGCCTGACATGGAAACATTTATGAGAGAGTGGACTGCTCTTGTAGAATCTAAGTCAGGTGAACGTGGTATCTTCAGCCGTGAAGCTGCAGATAAACATGTAGAACGTAATGGTCGTCGTGAGACAGGACATGAGTGGGGTACTAACCCATGTAGTGAAATCATCTTACGTCCATATCAATTCTGTAATCTAACAGAGGTGGTGGTGAGACCAACTGACACAGAGAAAAGCTTGTCTAGGAAGATTAAACTTGCTACAATACTGGGTACGATTCAATCAACCTTCACCCATATGCCTTATCTACGGCCTATATGGAGGAAGAATACAGAGGCAGAGAGGCTGTTGGGTGTGAGCCTGACTGGTATTATGGACAATGAACTTACTTACAAAGCAGATAAAAAACTATTGGAGAAACTCAGGGGTGTGGCTGTACAAACAAATATCGAAGCTGCAGAAAAGCTTGGAATCAATCAGTCATCAGCCATCACTTGTGTCAAGCCTTCGGGTACTGTATCACAGCTTGTTGATAGTGCCAGTGGCATTCATGCTAGGCATAGTGAGTATTATATCCGTACTGTACGAGGGGATAACAAAGATCCTCTCACACAATTCCTAAAAGATTCTGGCATACCATCAGAGCCTTGTGTAATGAAGCCTGACAGCACGACTGTCTTCAGCTTCCCTACTAAGTCTCCTGACAATGCAGTCACACGTAACGACATGGATGCTATTGAGCAGCTAGAGTTGTGGAAAAGCTATGCACTGAACTGGTGTGAGCACAAGCCATCTGTCACCATCACAGTACGTGAAGCTGAGTGGATGAAGGTAGGTGCTTGGGTGTACGAGAACTTTGACATCTGCTCTGGTGTATCTTTTCTACCTCACTCAGATCATACCTATGCACAGGCTCCCTATCAGGATTGTGACAAGGCTACGTACAAGGAAGCTTACTCTAAGATGCCAAAGGTAATCGACTGGGTTAAGTTGTCAGAGTATGAGATGGAAGATAACACAGCAGGATCACAGACATTGGCATGTAGTGGTGACTCTTGTGAAGTGGTTGACCTGATATGAGAATGGTAGCAGAGATATGGGGCAGGGAAAACTGTACCTACTGTATCAAAGCAAAAGAACTTTGCACACAAAGAAACATACCATTTGAGTATATAGATGTTAACACACCTGATCTTCTTGATTCGTTTAAGAAAAACTTTCCAGACCAGAAGACAGTGCCACAGATAAAACTTAATGCTAAGTACGTCGGTGGCTACACAGAGTTAGCTAATAAGCTAGACAATGAACCTTAGAGTATACGGGATAGATTCTTCTAGCCCCTGCAAGACGGCCTGTGAGTTAGATGCTGACAGGTCGTTTTGTTTAGGTTGTGGTAGAACAGTCTCAGACATTAGAAACTGGAGTAAGATGTCTGACGATACAAAAATTAAATCAAAGTTTGAAGCACAGAAAAAACTTCTTGACATCTTATAGTATATTTACTATAATAGTAGTTGACGGTGGGGAGTACCTCCTTCTCTAATGATTCCTCTCTCACTCCCTGCCGTCATTAGGAGGTTTATATGACAAAGATAGAACAACTACACGTCGGAATAGAAGCATGGAAGAAACTAGGATGGCTACCATACTGTCCAAATAACGTAAGAAAGTATATGCCTTTTATTCCTTTTTACATGCCATACAATCTGATGAGAAGAAAAATATACAACGGTTATACATTAACAATGGGTAATAAAAAGAATGTTTAATGTACGTACCCCTACTATATATGTAGGCTATGACGTAAGAGATCACAGAGCCTACGAAGTATTACATGAATCAATTAAAAACTACACAGACAAGTATCCAATCGTACCTTTGATTGAGCCAGTGCTCCGTAAGATAGGTCTGTTTCGTAGAACACATAATACATTTAAACATAATCCAATGCAGAAGTATGATGCCTTTGACGGTAAACCATACAGCACAGACTTTACATTCACACGATTCCTTGTCCCTAGTTTAAACCTACATAGTGGGCTGGCATTGTTTATGGATGCTGACATGCTAATGAGGTCAGACCCTACAGAAATCTTTGAGACATATGGCAGACAGAAGCAGTATGCAGTACAGGTGGTTAAACACAAATACAATCCAGAGGCAGGGGTTAAGCTAGATGGTGTAGAACAAACACGTTACCATAGAAAGAACTGGTCTAGTTTTATTTTGTTTAACTGTGACCACGAAAAGAATAGGCAGCTTACGGTAGACGATGTAAATCTAAAGTCTGGTTCTTGGCTGCACTCCTTTGGTTGGCTAGAGGACGACGAGATAGGCAGCATCAACGAAGAGTGGAACTGGTTGGACGGTCACTCAGATCCTTTCATCGAACCTAAGAACGTACACTTTACCACAGGTGGTCCTTGGTTTAACAAGTGGAAGCCGTCACGTTTAGTTGACGAAGCATTCAGTGAAGAGTGGCTCAAGGCAGAACAATTAATAACAACAAAGAGAGTAATGGAGAACATGTAATGTATACGTTTGTAACATCATTTAATAAAGAATCATACAACACATATGGACTAGAGATGTTAAAGTCTGTCAGTGAAAACTGGAAGACAACTGCAGGTATGTTACGTTTAGTTGTATACGTAGAAGGCTTTGATAGTTTAGATGAGCTACCAGAACACGAGTTTAGTTCTGTCATTGAGTACCGTCACCTTGAACACGTAGAGGCACGTACTGTTTTCCTAGAACGTAACTCAGATAAGAACGGCACTCTTGAAGGTGGTCACTATAACTACCGTATGGATGCTGCACGTTTCTGTCACAAGGTATATGCTTTCTCTGATCTAGCATTTGAATTAATTTCAGATGACTACAGAGGTTGGCTTGTCTGGTTAGATGCCGACACAGTTACTACAAAAGAGTTTACTGCTGGTGATGCAGCTAAGTTACTACCAGAAAGTAAAGAGGTAGTACACCTTGGTCGTATTGACATCGACTACAGTGAGACAGGGTTTGTAGGATGGAACTTAAACATGCACAATGCAGCATCTCTTATTACAGACATGAGGGGTGCATATGATACCGATGAGATCTTTGGTTATAGAGAGTGGACAGATGCTTTCTTATTTGAACGTCTACTAAATATCTATAAGGCTCATGGCATGGAAGTATTAAATCTTTCAGAAGGTGTACGTGGACTAGCTGTGTTTGAAAACTCTCCACTAAAAGATTTCTTTGTACACAAGAAGGGTAACTTAAAGTTTGTAGATGCTGAACCAGCCCAACCTACCAAGCAGTTGAAAGGTGCTAAACGATACAAGCAACTAGCTGATATTGTTAGACATTATTCAGAAGATAATGATAACTTTAGTATTCTTGAAGTTGGTACGTGGGACGGTCGTCGTGCTATTGAGATGGCACTGGCTGCTTTTGAGTCTGTTGACAAGGTGCACTATCGTGGCTTTGATTTGTTTGAAGATGCTACAGATGAAACAGATAAGGTAGAACTAAACGTAAAGAAACATAATACTATCTCTGATATATCCGAAAGACTTCAACAGTTCTCTGATAAGATGAATGAGAATAATAAAGAGTTTACATTCTCTCTACATAAGGGAGATACAAAGGATACACTGAAAGGCTCTAAGCATTTAGATGTTGACCTAGCTTACATTGACGGTGGTCATTCATATGAAACTGTTAAGAGTGATTACGACCATCTATCTTCTGTTCCTGTAGTTGTATTCGATGACTACTATAGTCCAATGGATGAAGACACTGTTGTTTCAGAAGATCATACAGGGATTATAAAAACATTTAAAGATATTAAAGTTAAACGTAAGGCAGTGCTTCCATCTGAAGACCCAACAACATTGGGCTGGTATGTACATCTAGCTGTTGCACTACAGGATTCAGATACCGTTAAGGACTTACCTACTTCGTTGACACGTGTACCTATTATTGTTAAGCCTAAAGACTCTATGCCTGTAGATGACATACGTAATAATGTACGTGAGAATGTTAAACTAATTAATAACTTTGATTGGGTAAAGAACTACAAGCCTACAGAAGAACATGCAATCATTGTGTCAGGTGGTAAGTTAGACTTTATTAAGATAAAGAAACTACAGCAGGAAACAAATGCAAAAGTATTTTGTGTTAAACATTCCTATCAACGTCTGCTAAAGAATGGCATCAAACCGTTTGCTTGTGTAGTGTTAGACCCACGTCCTATGGAAGGTGTTAGCACACATGGTGTAGTACGTAAAGACTTGTTTAAAAAGATTGATCCTACGACTAAGTTCTTTATTGCTTCTATGACAGACATTACGGTAACGAAATACATAATGGAAAAGACAGACAACATACTAGGCTTCCATGCTTTTACGGATGCCATACGAGATGAAACTGTTACTAATAAAGTAACTATTGCAGAGGGCATTGGTATAAATCCAGGGGAATTATTAATCTCTGGTGGCACATGTGCTGCTACTCGTACCATTGGATTGCTTGAGACATTGGGATATACTAACCAACATTTGTTTGGTTTTGATTGTAGTGTTACAGAAAAGGAAGCTAAGAAGCATAAGGATATTAAAGACGAAGCAGGTAACGACAAGTATCTTGCAGTAGAAACAGGTGACAAGAAGTTCTTTACAACTGGAGAGCTGCTAGCTTTAGCTCAGGACTTAGAACGTATGTTTGAAGACAAGGCATGTAAAATAAACTTTAAGTTTTACGGCTCTGACAGTCTAGCTGCACAGGTGTTTGAGCAATCATATTACAATGAACATTATAAGACGTTTGACCAATGGCTAAATTAAAAGAAAAACAAGAGCTGTTCTGTCAGAACTATTTTATTACACGTAATGCTACGAAGGCAGCTCAATCTGCTGGATATAGTGAGCAGTCTGCATACAATCAGGGCTATCGTCTACTCAAACAACCTGACATCCAAGACAGGTTAAAAGAGTTAGAGTCAGAAGTAAGTACCGACCTAGATGTTATAACAGAGCTAGAGCAGCAGTACGAAGCTGCTAAACTAACTGGCTCTGGTCAGGTGGCACTCAAGGCACTGGAGTTGTTGTCACGTGTACGTGGTAACAATCAGGAAGACGAGGGGCCTACAGACTTAGAAGGACTAGAAGAAAGCATTAAGCATTCGTTTCAAACAATAGGTAAAGAAAAAGTATACGAGCTTTTAATGCAAACATTTCCTGAAGACTTTGACGACGAGGAAGAAGAGGACAAGGTAGATGCTGATAGCTGAGGCACTTTGTTATCTATACCTACAAACTGCAACACATGCACGTATGGACAATCAATCTAATGTATTAGTACGTCGTTGTTATTATAATTGTGACGGTGTATCTAAAACACATCAGATATATTTTGAAGATAAATGTCCTGATAAAATAAAGAAAGGGACTAGATCAATCTATAAAAACGTGTTATAATAATAAAGAATTTTTTGGGAAGAAAGAGTATATAGTATGACAAAGACAGCACTAGTAACAGGTATAACAGGACAGGACGGAGGCTACCTA